TTCAGCGAGTCGGGTATTCTGCGTCACATCACGATGGAACGGTGGGGGGCCAGTTTGGACTTGGATGGTTATCGATGTTTCAACTAACCTCTGTTGATGGCGCATTCCGTATGTACACACGTTCGCGACTCACCGAAGAAGCATACAGCACCATCGAGTATGTCGCAAACTTCGAGTATCTTGACGGAGAGCCACAGGGGTACGGAACGCGATTCGAGTTCCCTGAATTTAGCGAATCTGCAAAAGAAATAAGTGTAACTTCAAAGGTCGAGGAATTCGCTGACGGGATGCGTGTTCCTGTTCTATATCGACATTTCGACAATGCTGGCGAAGAGACTTCGCTAAGTGATGACTTCTTGCCGACAAATATGGAAGACAACTATGACGATGAATCACTCGTGATTACGTATGAGGACGAATTCTTCAAGGCGGTCATGTCTCCGAGCACGGCTACTAATCGGCGAAGTGGCCATCTATCAACGTATAATGTCACGATGCCTATTCGTCGAAACACCGATGAATTTGGAAGCAACCCAAAATTTAACGCACCGTGGTCGTGGGACTTTCGTGGAAAGCGAGAGGATGGTCCTATCGTAAAATGCGACGAAAATCCTGAGATTGTCGGTTATGTCCCAATTGAGGACTCAAAATACGAACGCCTCTCCGGCGAGCAGCGCGATTCGCACGTTCCGCTATCCGAAGTTCCTGATTCGGCAATTGTGCTACCAGAGCCTGCCTCCTCGCGAGATTCGTATATGTCAGGACACGATGACTTTTGGGCACACGTCTCTGACTGCCTTGTCGAAAATTGGAAATCTACTGCGGCTGAACTATTTGATTCCATCAAGTCGTGGTCGGAATTTAAGGACTTCTCGCTCGCTGACAAGAAAACTGTATACGCCGCATTTTCGGAATTTGGGCCGGGGTACAAGAACAACGACCCTGAGAACATTCAAGATACACTTTTCGAGAATCTTGGTGTTACTGTTCCAAAAATTGTTTGTGAAAAGATTGACCAGTCGCGAACTAAGCAGATGGTCGTTCCTCGTGGCTGCAATGATGCTCGCTTGAAGACACCTGCGAAAAATAATCGGAAGCGCATTTGGGAGATTCTCGACGAGGCACCAGACGGTGTGTATATGGCAAAGGCTCCGTCGCAAAAGAAGGCCGAGATTGCGTGGGGACTCGGCGACACCCACGTACTCCGAGTAGACTCATATGAACTCCTGTCGGAAATGTGGGGATTCGAGAAGTTGAAGTCGCTGCCGTCGAAAAACCTGTCCGAGAAACTTCCGTCGCTTGACGAAGCCGTTGTCGAGAAGTGGGAAAACCAGTCGTCAGACTCTACGCCGAATGATTCTGGTACATCCGCTCCTCGCCGTACTACTCGCGACCCGACGACAAAGAAGATTGCTGTTCGAGTAGGTAAAGGCTCCTCAAGAAAGATGAGCAACACGCGTGTGTCGAGAATTGTGCGGCGCTTGTCCAACGGTCACAACATTTCAGCAGGTTTGCACAATGTTGAGCGACTAATCATCTATGACCAAACAAAAGAACAGTACAGCACGCCGTCAACGGGTGCAGCAAACACGGCTGTCGGGATTGGAGTCGCGTCTGTGCCAAAGTATGTCTACAAATACCTCGAAGGGAAGACGGGTATCTACACAGACAAAGAGTCGGCATACGCCGACATTAAGCAAGCGGAGCGTGACAAATTCGATGTTGCAGATACCATCATTTTCGCAAATGGTGATATTATCGACAACTTCGAGACGAATCACAGCATTCGTCAGTTAATCAACGAGCATTCTGGACACACTATCCCGCATGATGACTCGATTGCTGTCTTCAACAAGGATGCCTTTGGAGATATTAATCTGTCTGAATCTGACGAGTTTGATGCAACGAGTATCACAATCAATGGTGGTGTGTACAAACTTCGTAACTTTGTTGACAAAAAGGTGAGCATCGAAATTGTTGACATTATCCTGAATCGCGAGATTCCTGATGCAGACCACGACTCTCCATACTTCAAGCAGATATTTGGAAAGAAGCGGTTTTGCTCTGCGGATAGTGATAGATTTAATCGAGGTATTGAGATTGTGAAAGCAATGGGAGGAACGTTTCCTGACCAGTAAGTAAACACTTTTTGTTTACGGAGACAAACGAAACCCTTAAGTCAGTATAGGCCCTACCTGTAGTTGTAATATGAGTTCAAGCAATTACACGACGCAAGACCTTGTTGACGGAGAAGTTGTCCCCAATGCTGGCGGTCCAAATTCGTGGCTCGTCCGATTCGGTGAGGGAGACTATGACCTTGTAGGGAAAAATGCAAAGAATCAACTAATCCTCGAAGACGGCGTATTCGATTACGAGACGTTCGAGTTTGGTGGTGTGAGAGTTGACGTGAATTTCGATAATGACCACTACACGCTCCAGCGAGACGGAAATAGTACGACTGTCCCTGTCGAAAAACACGAGCACGTCCTGTGGTCAATCCACGACGAGGATGGTGACAGGCTGAACCGACTCTTTGAAGAACTGTACGTTCCGCGAGTGCGCGTCGGCTTGATGGATATGCTGATGCCGCTATTCCGTACAGGTGACGTTCCTGTCGCGAAGAGCGAGGACGGTTGGCTAATCGACGACATTCTCCTTACGTGGGAGGCGGAGAACCATCCTACCGACATTGACGAGACGTATGTCGTCTCCTCACGGGAGGCTGTTCCGGCTAATGTGAACAAGCAGGCCCGCGAGATTACGTTCAACCTCGCTGACTCTGCGGAGGTTGCACTTCCGAATGGAACGACGACTGAATTGGACGAGGTGGAGCAAAAGTTTGTCGTGAGTGCGGCGCTAATTACTGGAAGCGACACGTCGGCGCTACCCGTCGAGTTGCAGGATGCAGTCTCTGATTCGAGAATCGCGGCCTTCACCGATACGCGGTCTGGCCTCTTTCATCGTCACTCGATGGACAAGCATACGCTCGATATGCTTGGTGTGACTGAAGATGCAGCGTCAAAACTTTGGTATAATGGCTATGACCATGCAGGTGTTCACGAATTGCACTACCGCCGCGACGAATTCGAGAATGCGCCAATCGATGTATTCGAGGATGCGCCAAACAACGACTCCGGTAAGTGGGAAAAGATTGAAGATACTACGCGGCGTGCGCCAATTCCGAAACGTGTTCGGAATGACTTGCGTGGACGATACAATTAAAATAAAACATTTATATAGATACCATTCTTCTATTACGCAAGAAGCAATAATTTGACGAAAAGTTGACTTGTGGACAGCGACGAAAGACTTATACTAATAGGCAAACAATTGTATTGTATGAGCATAGAGTTTCACCGACTTGAACACTCGAAGAATGCAGTTAAGCCGCCATTTAGGTCACATAATGTTACGCAGCGAATAATCTGTACATTTAAAATAGACAGACTAGGAATAGTACAAGTTGTCGGTAAAAATGAAATAAATGAAGAGCAGGCTGATAAAAATATTGATATGAACCTTTCAACAACAAGTGATGAATCCAACCTCAAAACGCTCACAGAATTTGAGCAAGAATATATTAAAAGCCATATGACATCTGTGTTACTTTTAGTATTTTACCCAGATATGGTAGTTAACTAGTATACTCTGTGGTCAACATAACACCGTAACCCTTAACTACTAATCTCTCGTACTGTAGTTTGCAACAATGAGTTTGAAACTACAGGCGGCGGCAGTTGGTGTAGTATTGCTACTAATCGTTGGTGCCCTCGGTGGCATCATGGCTTACGAACAAGTTCCTGAAGGTCACGAAGGTGTCGAAAAAGATTGGGGTGCTGTTAATGGAAACACGCTTCAGTCAGGAGCGAATTGGATTATCCCAGTGATGCAGTCTGTGCAGAATGTCGAGATTCGTCCTCGAACGTACACGATGAGTGCAACGCAGGGAGAGGGTCAGAAAACTGGCGGTGACGCCATTTCGGTGAAGACGGCTGATGGTACCACCGTTGATGTTGACGTGACTGTGCGTTACCGAATTAACGGCGACAAGTCGGACGATTTTGTTTCTGAGTGGAACAATGAGCGGCAGATGGAGCAGCGGCTCATTCGACCAACTATTCGCACCGTTCTTCGAGACGAGGGTTCGGGACTTCAGACTACCGGAGACGGCGCTATCTACACACAGGAAGGCCGTGAAGCGCTTCGTGTGACCGCAGAGGATGCGTTGAATGATGAGTTCGAGGGACAGCCGATTATCCTCGAAGCAGTTCAGGTTCGCAATATTAACCTGCCTAACAGCATCGATACGACGCTTGAAGAGAAGGAGTCTGCAAAGCAGCAGGTCGAAGTTGAACAGCAGAAGGTCGAGCAGGAAAAGCAGAAGAAGCAGCAGCGAATTGTGCAAGCGCAGGCTAATGCAGAAGAGGTTCGTATTGCGGCAGAGGCTGACGCTGATGCAACCCGTATCCGTGGATCAGCACTTGAAGAATATGAGATTGTTCTCACGCAACAGCAAATTGATGCTTACCGAGAAGCGGGTGCAATCTACGTTGGTGCAGACGGAACGTTGACTCTAACGAAGGAAGTCGCGGAGGGTGAGAACGAAAATTAGTGAAATCGAAAGATTTAAATAGTTGTGCTACATAGTGCTATGTATGGCACGAAATAAAAGTGTAGCACTTTCGGAAGAAGAACTTGATGAAATCAAAGAAGTGCGGCTGAAACTTTTTGGTACGGATGAAGTTCCATATGGGGCAGTTATTTCTAAACTCTGTGAAAATGCCAACTGATTGCCCTACTTGTGGAGATACATTTGACAGTCAGCGTGGTATGAGAATTCACCATTCAAAAATTCACGGAGAGAGCATTTCAGGATTTAATAAAACTTGTGAACAGTGTGGAGAAGAATTCACAGGTCGCAACAGAAAAAATAAGTATTGCTCAAAAAATTGCCAGCATAAATCTCTAATAGTGGATAAATGGCAAACTTGTGAAAACTGCGAGAAACAATTTGAAGGAAATGATAATAGAAAGTTCTGCTCTCTAAAATGTTCAGGAGAAAGTCAGCGTGACAGAACTATAACAGTTTGTGGTAATTGTGATAAAAAATTCGAACACTGTTCGGGAAGAAATGCAAAATATTGTAGTAATCATTGCCGACTATACGCCCGTTGGGGCGATTACGAACCCGGCCCAACCACAAGAAAAAGTCCGAGATGGAGATACTTTTCAAAAAAGTACAGAGCATGGGTAGGAGAGTGTGAGTCTTGTGGAAGTTGTGAAAAATTACATGTACATCACGACGAACCAATATTCAAAGGGGGCGAATTATGGAACAACACCTTTACTGTTCTTTGCAAAAATTGTCATATTGGAAACTTTAGCAAATGGCATTAGGGGGAATCGAAAGATTTAAATAGGGGTGGTCCCTATATATTAATCTGAACGAGTCGTGGTGGCCAAATTAGTAAGGCGTGCCCCTGTTGAGGGCGTGATTCGAGGTGCAAGTCCTCGCCGCGCCGTAACAGGTTCAATTCCTGTCGGGGAGACTTATTTCTTTTTGCGTTCAATAAAGATGCTCACCGAAATCTTTTTAATACCGTAACACGTACTACTTATTGGTGAAAAACAAATGGTAGTAAAACTTGTTGCGCTATTACTAGTAGTCGCAATCGTGCTGTCAGTCGCGGTTATTGCGTCATACTGGTATCTCGCGAAAAGAGCAGAGCAAGAACATGAAAAAGAACTTCGAGAGTTAGAAAATCAGCAAAAGTTATTTGAGCGAGACGACTTGTGATATTCTATGGTGCTGAATAAATTCGGAACCTTTAAGTAAATACGTAAATACTGTTTATCTATGGATGAATAAAATAATAGCATTTGGAGACATTCACGGTAACCTTCCGGCACTCGAAGCAGTACTCGCAGAATCGCTCAGATTGGGCGTGACGGGCTTTGTTTGCACAGGAGATGTTATGGGTGTTCTCGGTTGGCCAAACCGCACAGCGAAACTTGTGCGCGATATGAGCAACGTCTGTGTGTACGGCAATCACGATGCATACTTCCGTGAGGATTTTTCATGGTATCCAGAGCACCCGTCCCAAAAGCAGGAACACCGCGTTGTCACAGAAGCAACCGACGATTGTGTATACGAATGGCTAAATGGCCTTCCAGAAGAGTCGCGGCCCATATTCGGTGATACGCAATTCCACGTCGTTCACGGAAACCCATTCGCGGAGCAACTACTTGACAAGAAGTGGGGGTCACACAAGTGTGGCTATCCAGCAACTGGGTATTGTAACAAGAGAGATTATCCAAAGGTCGCGTCGTTCGTCGATGCCGATTACGTTGTGTTAGGACATACGCACAGGCAATCTCTCGTAGATTGTTCGAAGTTTGGGCATGATACCATTGTTGTCAATCCCGGCAGCGTAGGAGCGCCATATGACGAACCTGCTGAGTTTGCAGTAATCGATGTGGATGCTGGCGAGGTCGAACTTCGCGAGGTCGAGTATGACTATTCAGTAATTGACGAGCGGTTCGCGGAACTCGACATTACGAAAGACGGCGACTATCCGTAATCGAAAGATTTATATAGTAGTATGACATAGTGATAGTGTATGTCAGCCTCACACAAATTTTGGACGGAGGGTGATGAACAGAATCAAGAAATTGCGCGGCAGTTTGAAGAAAACATCAGTATGTATCACCCAAGTAGTGTGACATCAGATAAATTGTGTAAATACGTTACACATAGCAATTGGCCTACAACAACGGTAAAATACTACAAACATAATGGATAGCGTTCACGAAGAGTGGTCGAGTGACCCAGAACCCGCATTTCCGTCAAAGAACCCGCAAGTTATTCTTGATTGTAACATAGACGGGCAAGCATGGCTGTACGACACGATGAATGAGAGCGATGCGTATCTTGTTTTCAAAGGCGACGTTGCGAATATCGTTTCATAAGTATAATTCTAATCTGAGTAAATAGAAAGATTTATTACAGTTCGGAACAATGTATACTTATAAAACGATATTTTGGTACGTCGATGAGTGGATATTCACCGACGAAAACCAAAACACTTAAGTATACACGGTACCTAAATAGAATAAGGAGAGATGAAGAAGGGTAGAGAGGATTACGGGGAGGAATTTAATATATGTTAGAGACAATATTAGTACTCATACTTGGTGTAGTGCATGGTACAATACTATACCAATTTATGAAAGATACAACGCTGACTGAATTGCTTGTGACTACACTATACATCTCAAAAGAGGATATAGAACTATTGGAAGAATAATGAAGAATGACACAGACTATGAGTTCCCTGAGGGGTGGGGACTCTATACAGATGAACAAAAGTGTGAATGGTTTGAGGAGGAACGTGCGTGGCGTCAGGTCCTTCGACAATATAAGGCTGGTATGTGGGACCAATGGGATGAGGAGCGCATCGAGGAAGGTATTCCACTTGAGGAAGCCCTTGCGGAAGCAGACCGCAACGAATTCAAGAAGAAATAGCGAAACTCTTATTATCTAATACCCCCTTTGTTAGGGTATGACTCAGGTAACAGTCGAAACCCCTGACGGCGAAACGCAGGACTATAACCACGTCTCCTCGTTCTACAACCGAGGCGACGTGCTGGAACTGAACTTCTATGGTCCGAGTGGTGAGGAGTATGGTGAAACAGACATTCCCGGTGGAGAAGTCTACTACTGTCAGCAAGAGGACCAAGAGTAACGAAACACTTATATCAATAGCAATCAATTATACAATATGAGCAAACACAGATGCCTCGATTGTAGCGAACTGTTCCTCAACGGAGAGAGACGTGGTGATAGTGGAATGAGATACATTGGTTACTACTGCAAGTCGTGCGAAGAGAAGCGAAACTCTTATTAGGGTATCCGCCCACTTGTTCAATATGGAACGACGAAAATTACTTGCGGGAGTCGGGATGGTCACAACTGGAAGTATCGCTGGCTGTCTCAGTGGAGGACAGGAACAGAAGCAAGACAATAGCGATTCATCGTCCGAGGGTGTTGTTGTCTACAAAGACGTGCCGGAATCGGGTGATGTGGTGCGCTTCGTGGACAGAGAAGCAGGCACTGTATGCTACTATTTCGCCAAAGGTGACGGCTATGACGGGCAGGGTGGCCTCTCCTGTGTTCCGATTGAAGACACCAACTTCAGCGAGGAGCAGTAATAGGAGCAGTTCTTCATTCCTTCAATACATCAAAGCGCCCCAACAGAATCGTAACCCTTAAGTCAATAGCAATTCTTCTTTTCAATATGGAATACGAAACTATCCACACCGTTGAACACGACACCGCTGTGACCGTTCGAGCCAAAAACGTGGACGGCATTCGAATAATTGCAACGTTCGACAGAGGCACAAAAGTCAGCGAATGGCGTGCTGCGGTTCAGCGACACGAAGAGATTGAGTTTGCGGAGGGATATGCGAAAGCCCGCTCTTACTATCGAGAGTCGTACCAGAAGCCAAACGTTGGTGTGAGTGAGTTGGGAAAATAAATGACAGGCTATCGAGCAAGGGTAGAGACAGAGAAGTACGGGAAGGTAGTAGTCCCAATTTGCGAAAATTGCTTACCTGAAGGTGCGAGCATTCGAGGACATATTTCAGACGACAGGCATTATGAAGAAGGCGGCGTAGAGCAACCTTCTTGCTATTACTGCAATAAGTACTTATGAAAGAATAGATAAGATAAATAGAAACACTTATTAGGGCAGCGGATTATTATAGTGTATGGTTGATAAATCAATCGATGCACTCAAAGAAGAATTTGGTATTGACCTTGGAGATGGCAATATACACCTTACAGGAAAGCCGAGAGAGTACGTTTGTGAAGAACACGGCGTTCAGGTATTAGCAATGGTGTATGACCCATATGATGCTCCCAGTTACATTTGTGTGGAGTGTGGAGAGCGGCTTACCTCTAACAAACTCTAATGGCAAAAGCACATTTTATTTGTCCGGCTTGTGAGAAAACAGAAGTGTACCGAGAGGTGAACAGCGAGCGACCTGCACCGATTTGTATGTCGTGTAGTGAGTCTCGTTCTGGTATGACAGAAATGGTCTGGATTAGAGACGAAGAATGAAAAGATTTTGCGAAGGATACTGTGGCGGGATGTATAAGATTACAGAAATGCGGCAAGTTGGTCGATAATGAATACAAAAAAGTACGCGATATATCACGGTAGGTGGCAACTATCATCAGTTGTGATGATGGCACCAATGTACTTCTTTTCAACATATCTTGCGCTTCCAAT